ACATCAATGCCATCATCACGATCTGTCCCAATGGATAATGCTTTCCTTAACACCTCCTCACACTCATCGTAGTTGTCGATGTCTCCTTTGTCCAATATCCCAGAACAATGCATGATAGCCTTCTTTAACTCCTGTTGCTTACAGAACTCAATGGACTTCTCCTGAATGAACTTTATATCGGCATGGTTGATACCTTCCAACTCAACGATAATCTCTTCGACATATTGTTGCGTTATCTCATCGGAAGTGTCCAACTTAATAACCTGCCTCAATGCCTCAAAGGTGGGGGTGGTTTCGTATCTCTCATAATAGTTCTTCACATTCGCCATAATGAGACGGAAGTACTGATTGTCGAAATATTTGGCTTCAATATTGTATATTATGGTGTCGGCAAAAGTCTTATCGTAAATGAACTGCCCTATCAACTTCAACTGAAACTGATATCCCAAATATCCAAATGATTCTATATTACTATTCATGTTTAACTTTTAGAGGTTTACAATTCTATTCCTAAATATTCACTGGTATAATCCCTACGAGAAAGGACGTATTGTATCTCCTTTATTATCTTAGGTACTAAACTTCTAATGTCAACAGAATATCTTACTTTTGGTGGGAAAAAGTTTCCACTGAACCTAGTGGTTGATCTTTCCCTTCCATCAACTTTTATTACCAAATCAAAAACATCCTCTTTCTCGAAAACATCTTTGTAAATAACGTTCTCAGGTCTCTGAACCTCATACATGTTATAATACTTCCAAAGGTAATCCTCAGCCTTCTCTTTTAAATTCAACTGTATCATATCAACGACATCATAAGAACACTCCTTTAACTCCAAAGAACGTAAAGACTTATAGTTAAATCCTTTGATACTGAAATACCTCTGACATATTATGTTCCCGTTAATCTTTAAAAGAAACTCAAACTTCTGATTGTCATACTTTTTCATAATGTAACTTTTTTTTCTGATTTTATTAAATTCATAAATGGTTTTAAATAGGTAATATACCCATCCTCATTTCCTGGTATCATCTCTATGAAACCATCTTCCAACATCATCTTCAGAACATTCTTCTTTGTTCTCCCCTCAGGGTCAATAGGTAAATCTGATATATCTGAAATGTCTTCCTTTGATTCCTCAGATAGTAACCTACCGTCCAAAGTAACCAAAGATTCATTGCGAGAGTAAAAATCCATCCCCAACGTACCCTCTTTTGTCGTCCCGTTGATTATGTTGTCTAAGGACTTTAAAGGCTTACCCCTCTCTTCCCTTAACTTCTTCGCCTCTATTAGTATCTCCCCAACACTCATCTCCCTGATCTTAAGATCGGGGAAGAACTTCATTAAGGTTTTCTCCTTAACAGAAGCAATACCGTTGATGTCGTCACTACTACAACCAGATATTAACTTCATAATAACTGCGTTGGAATGGTGATAGTCGAACATCTCGGAATAATTGTCTACGGTGAGAACAAATCTCTTATTGTGTAAGAAAATATTAACGTTCTCATCCAACAACTGACACATATCGTAATCAGATGACATAACAATAATTTTCTCCTTCTCCTTATTTATTTGAGTGTAGTAAGCTATTGAATCGTCAGCTTCGGCATTTTCATCTTCGTATTGTCGGATGAATAAATCCTCAGCGTAGTTCTTAACACGAATCTTCTGTCTCTCGTAATCTTCATTGAAGGATTTCTTACGATTTATCTTATATGTGGGGTAAATTTCTTTTCTTCTAATGCCACTATTCTTACCATCCCAAAAGATTACCACCTTACTAGGTTTAAAGTCTATCAGACACCGTCTAAGAATGGTGTAAAACTGATAAAGACCTCCGATGTGTTGTCCTCTGTAATAAACGTGTTTTGCTCCCGCAAATGCTCTCTTTAAAACAGAATCACCATCAACCAGTATGGTAGTCTTTAATCTTTTTGTTGGTCTCAATTCATATCATTAAAAGGGTTAAAAAATCTATAAGTTGTCACTGTAATCAACAGGAGTACCAATCATTGATTCCTCCTCAAGTTTGGCTTCTGCAGTTGATCCATCAAGTAATACATCCCAATAACTAGAATACTCTTCTTTGTATTTCTTAACTTCATCAGGAGTATCCAAGATAAATCCATGAGGTGTAACCAATAAACGATCAGCATAACTGATTCCGTTTATATGGTTCTTTGTCACTCCCACTTTTGTTCTAGTAGCAAAGGTTATCTTCTTACCTCCTGTGGTTGCGTTGATACGTGAAGTACCAGCGTTTGCTTGATTACCAAACAAAAACACAAGAGCTGAAGAAAGAAAGATCGAGTTACCACCCTTCGGCATAATCTTAGGCTTCTGTCCAAAACCTTCGGGTATCTGAACCCAAGGTTGATTGACGAAAACCATAGTGTTGGTATATTCTGAATCTTCCCTTCGAGAACTTGTGATTCTCTGAGCAAGACCCATACCCCACTTTTCAGATATGACTCTGGCAGTATGTTGATTACCTCCCTTACCATTAAAACTCATCTCACATGGTATAGTACCAATAGAATCCCACAAAAATAACAGACTATAAGGAATATCTCCCTTTGCCTGAGCATCCAATAACTCTGTGACGTAAGCAAATGCCTGTTCGATAAAATTGAATCCAATCTTTTCGATGAAGAAACCGTCCCAATAAAGTTCACCTGTCTCTTCGTCAAGCTTTTGTTCACAATCAAATCCCAACAACTTTGCATATTCAAAACTCCACTTCTGCTCAGTAATAAGAAAAACGGGTAAAACGTTCTTCTTCTGTGCTGCCGATGCCGCTTTAACTAATGCCGTTGTCTTCCCAGTGTCTGAATGTCCCAAAAACATATTAATCTGTCCCATTGCAGGTCCTGCGATACCACATACATCCTGAAACGTTTTTCCCAAGTCAAAGAACTCTTGGTCTTTGTACTTCACACGACTGGAGAATTTCTTCTTCAGATCGTCAAAACTTAGGGTCTTCTTTTTTAATGCTCTCTTTGCCATCTAAAACGATTTAGTAATCTTACCAAGGTAGTTGGTCAGATGATAATGTATCATTACCGTCTACCTTATTCAATTGATTTTCTAAATCTGCAACATTTCCAGTACCTTCTTGTTCCGTTGCGACGAATACTTTCGCCTCATTGTCCCAAATCGGAGTCTCTCCCTGTGCCACCAACTCAAGATATTCAATGGACTTTGAACGATAGACATCTTTATAGGTATCTATGTTTGCTGTCCACTCATCTATTAATGACTTTTCAGTCGTTAGCGGTGCAGGATCTTCTGCCATAATAGAAACTACTTTGGTGTAACCCTTGTCATCTCTACCCAAGATAATGGTTAAATCCCTTCCTTCATTAAGGTCGGTGATGTCTCCTCTCTTTTTGATGATGGGTACGACTTTGTCAAATACGCCTTCACCTTTCCAGTTTTGTGGGAATCTCCAAAACTTAACACCCTCACCTTCGTTATCTCTATCGATACCTTTAACAACATAGAACTTTCTAGGTCTGTACTGTCTTGCGAGTTGTTTCTTTTCTGGGTTTCCACTCAACCTTAAAGCCTCCTCCATCTCACATAACGGACATCTCTGACCATCATTTTTATTTGGACAATATAACTTAGGCCATTTACCACCCACCTGAATGGAATGCCAATGCGCTTCAGTAAAAGGAGAACCATCTGATGCTGGTAAAATCCTAAATGTCTTTTCACCGTTGTTGACACCCTTCGGTATCATTGTGGTGAAGTACTTGGTCAAGTCCACCTGACCTCCTGTTGTTTTCTTTTCTGCTTTGTTCTGCTCATATTGGGCTAGAATAGCGTCGATACTTGTACTCATAAAAAACTATTTTTTTCGTTAATAATATAAATCTAATACAATAATAATAAAAATAATTAACAATATCAAATTATTTCTATTATTAAATTAAAAAAAGGTATCCTAACTAAAGGATACCTCTAATATAATAAATTATTACGAAAAATCAATACCTAAGTGGTATTAAATTGTAGTTTTTTTTTAACCTTAAGCTGTAGCTCCTGGTACACTTGCAGGTGCAGCACCACCTTTTGCCAATGCCTGTGCATCGTTCTTAACAACCATAGCATCAGCACCCTGAAGCTTCGCTCCAACTTTAGCCAACTGATCAATGACTTTTTGAATGATGTCACCAGCAGCCTTTGGGCTCTTACCATCTGCAACTAACCTACTAATGTTAGCCCATTCTGCCTTTGCAAATAACCTATCCATTAGTTTATCAACTTGTGGTATGTCAATCTTACCAGAACTTTCTTGTACGTTAATCTTCTCATTAACCTTTTTAATGATGTTCTTTAAATCACCTTCTGATAATTTAATAACGTTTTTATCTTTTTTTGATGTATCAATGATGTTTTCAATCATATTTACCAACTCAGATTCGGTTACTCTTATTTTTCTTGCCATCTTAGTATGTGTTGTTTTCTTCTTCACTGTCAGCGTCGAAAGATGTCTTTACCTCCTCACTGTTATAATTTGATAAGTCTGAAACATTAACGTCAAACTCCTTTTCCTTTTTCTCGATAGCACCGTATTCACCTCCCTCTTTTTCATCACTCCAATAATCAGTCAACTTTACGTTGAAAGGGAACGAATCTAAACTTCTCATCTCTAACTTCTCAACAGGCGTGGGGTTTCTTTTCTCAACCTCCTTCTCCAAAGAATCAATCTTATGGATAATATCTG